CACCATCACCGCCGCCCCCGCCGTGGGCGCGGGGGCCAAGCCCGGTGTCTACCGGGTGACGTGCATCGAGCCGGCCGCCGGCGCGGGCGTGTTCACGGTGGAGGACCCGGACGGCGTCGAGGTCGGCGTGGCCACCGTGGGCGTGGAGTTCGTGGGCGGGGGGCTCACCTTCACCATCGCGGACGGCGACCCGGACTTCGTGGCCGGCGACGTCTTCACGGTCACCGTCGCGGCGGCCGAGGGCACCGGCGGCGTGTTCCAGGTGGTCGCGCCCGACGGTGCCACCCTGCCGCCGCTCACCGCCGGCGCGGCCTACGCGGGCGGGCACATCAACCTGACCATCGCCTCCGGGGACACCGGCTTCGTGGTGGGCGATTCGTTCACCGTTACCGTGCCGGCCGGCTCCGGCAAGGCGGTGGCGTTGGACCCGACCGCCACCGACGGCAGCCAGGTGGCCGGCGGCGTGCTGCTGGCCGGGGTGACCGCCCCGGACGGCGTGGACGCCCAGGGCGTGGCCCTGGTGCGTGGCGAGGCGGTGGTGGCCGCTTCCAAGCTGGCGTGGCTGGCCACTGTCGAGGCCAACCACAAAACCGTCGCCCTGGCCCAGCTCGCGGCCTGCGGCATCATCACTCGCCCGGAGGCGTAACATGCCCGATAACCTGATTGCCGATCTCGTCAGCAACCCCGCGTTCGGGCTGGTGCCCCTGACCAAGTCCATCAACATGATCCCCAACGTGTATGGCCGGCTCAACCAGCTCAACCTGTTTCCGCGTGAGGGCGTGACCTCCCCCGTGGTCGCGGTGGAGATCAACAACGGCGTGCTGAGCATCATCCCCATGCAGAAGCGCGGCGGCCCGGCCAACCAGAACACCGACGGCAAGCGCCAGTTGCGCTACTTCGAGATTCCCCACTTCCCGCTCGAAGACAAGATCAAGGCCGAGGACCTGGAGAAGGTGCGCGCCTTCGGCACCGCCGACCGCCTGGTGGCCCTGTCCGACCTGGTGGCCCGCAAGCAGCAAAACATGGCCCTCAAGCACTTCATCACCCTGGAGTTCCTGCGCAACGGCGCGCTCAAGGGCTTGGTGCTGGACGCTTCCGGCGCGGTGATCCTGGACCTCTTCACCGAGTTTGGCATCACCGAGAAGGTGGTGGCCTTAGACCTGGACAACAACGCGAGCGACGTCAACGCCAAGTGCCGCGAGGTTTTCGACCACATCGGCGAAAGCCTTCTGGGCGACGTCATGGCCTACGTGCACTGCCTCTGCGACAAGGTGTTCTTCGACAAGCTGGTGAACCACCCCAGCGTGGTGGACGCCTATCTCAACTACCAGGCGGCCAACAACCCCCTGCGCGACAACGTGAGCCGGGGATTCAGTCACCAGGGCGTATTCTTCGAGGTGTACCCCGGCCAAGCGTCCGATGCCGCCGGCAACATCCACAAGTTCATCCCCAGCGCCGAGGCCCGGTTCTTCCCCATGGGCACGGCGGCCACCTTCGCCACCTTCGACGCGCCGGCCGACTTCCTGGAGACGGTGGGCACCGAGGGCCAGGCCATGTACTCCAAGCTGTTCCCCGACGAGCGGCTTAACCAGTGGCTGGGCATCCATACCCAGTCCAACCCCCTGCCCATCTGCCTGCGGCCCTCCGTGCTGGTGCGCGGCACCGCCGCCGCCGCCCAGGGCTAGACACCATCTGCCCATAGTTCGGCGCGCCGAACTAGACCCTAGCCAACCGCCCACCACAAAGGGGGCCACGATGCCCGACTATGCGGCCGTTGCCGTCTCTGCGGTGCAGGGGCGGCTAGGGGACCCGTTAACCTATTACCCGCCGGGGCAAAGCGCCCCCGCCCAACTCCGGGCGGGGGCGTTGGCCATTTTCAACGAAGCGCACCGCTTCGAGAAGATGACCCGCTCGGGCGTGCCCATCACCACCACCGCCCCGGCGGCGCGGCTGGAAATCCGGGACTTCCCCGACGGCCTCCCGGAGCAAGGCGGTGTGCTGGACCTGGTCGCCGGTCGCTTTTCCATCGTGGACGTACACCCGATGCCCGGCGGCCTGTTGATTTGTCCGCTGCACAAGGAGGCGGCATGAGCGACGTCCACCCCCGCACCAAAATCCGCCAGGCCGTGGTTGACCGCCTGAAAGCCCACCAGGAGGTGGACGGCCAAACCCTTTGGGCCACCCCGGCCGGGGAGCGCGTGTTTCCCGGCCGGGAGCTGCCCACCAGCGTGAGCCTGTTGCCCGCGATCCTGGTCTATGACGACAAGGAGCGCCCCGGCGGTGAGTATTACCAGGGCGTGGATAAGCGAATCATCACGCTCACCGTCGAAGTCCAGGTCACCGCCAGGACGGCCGAAGAGCTGGACTTGCTCATGGACGCGGCGGCCCTGGCCGTGGAGCGGGTGCTGATGGCCGAGCCCACCTTTGGCGGCCTGGCCACGGCCACCAGCTACAGCGGCACGGAAAAGCAACGCGATTTTGACGGCGAGGTGCCTTTTGCCTGGTTGTGGCTGGATTGGGAAATCGAATACCCCATGTCCACCACCTACCAGCCGGACAGCCTGGATGACTTCCTGGTCTTCCACGCCGAGTACGACCTTGCCCCAACCGACGGAAACATTGACGCGGTGGACGACGTGAACCTTCCGCCGCCGGAGTAAGCCATGCCTGAAATCAAGCGACTGATACCCCGGCCGGACCTGGTGGTCCGCGACCCGGCCACCATGCAGCCCTTGCCCCCGGAGGGCTTGAAAAAGCAACTCACCGGCTACTGGCGGCGGCGCTTGCGCGACCGCGACGTGATCGTGGCCGGCACGCCCTGGCCCGAGGACTGGCCGGAGCCCGCCGCCCCGGAGCCCGCGCCGGCAGCCGGGCAGGAAGGGGAGGACTAGACCATGGCTATCAGCGTTTCCATCCCGTTTGTGCGCACCCAAGGCACCTACCTGGAAGTGGACCCTTCCCGCGCGCTTCAGGGCCTCGTGGGACTCAAGCACCGCTTGTTGATTATCGGCCAGCGTCTGACCAGCGGTGATGTCGCGGCCAACACCCCCGTGCTGGTGGTCAGCGAGACGGACGCCCAGCGGAAGTTCGGCCTGGGCTCCATGCTGGCCGGCATGGTGGTTGCCGCCAAACGGGCCAACCCCTACACGGAAATGTGGGCCGTGGCCCTGGATGACGACGCGGCAGGCGTGGCGGCCAGCGGCACCTTGACCTTTGGCGGCGCGCCCACCGCCGCCGGCACCGTTAGCCTGATGATCGCGGGCCAGCGGGTCCGGGTGGGCGTGGCCTCTGGCGACACCCCGGCCGAGGTGGCCACGGCCGCCGCCGCCGCGATCAACGCGGCCGTGGGCCTGCCGGTAACCGCCGTCGCCGACGCGGCCGTGGTGACCGTGACGGCCCGGCACAAGGGCGAGGCGGGTAACTACCTCGACCTGCGCCACAGCTACTACACCGGCGAGGCCCTGCCCAAGGGCTTGACCTTGGCCGTGGTGGCCATGTCCGGGGGCACGGCTAACCCGGACTTGGCCGACGCCCTGGCTTCTTTGGCTGGCCGGCGGTTTCACCGCGTCGTCAGCCCCTACACGGACGCGGCCAACCTGACCGCGATTGAGGAGTGGATTACCGAACGCAGCGGCCCCCTGGTCAAGCTGCGCGGGCGGGTCTACACGGCTTATCCCGGCACCATCGCCGAGATGTCGACCCAGGGCAACACGCGCAACTGCGCGCGCGTAACGTGCGTGGGCTCGGGCCTCATTCCTAGCCCGCCGGAGATCATGGCGGCGGTCTGGGGGGCGGTGGCCGCGTATTACATCAACATCGACTGCGCGCGGCCCCTGCAAACCTTGGCCCTGCCCGGCATACTGCCGCCGCCGCCGGCCGATATCCCGGACATCAGCGAGCGCAATATCCTGCTGTACGACGGCATCTCCACCTTCACGGTGGACGATGGCGGGGTGGTGCGCATCGAACGCAGCATTACCACCTACCAGACCAACGCCCTGGGAGTGGAGGACCCGGCCTACCTCGACGACAACACCGTCTCCACGCTCGACGAGATAATCGACCAAACCGAGATACGCATCACCAACCGCTACCCCCGCCACAAGCTGGCCGACGACAACGCCAACGTGGGCGCGGGCCAGGCCGTCGCCCGTCCCAAGGACGTTCGGGCCGAGCTGATCGCGCTTTTCCGGGAGCTTGAAAACAACGGCATCGTGGAGGGCCTTGACCAGTTCATGAACGACCTGGTGGTGGAGCGCGACGCGACGGACAAAAACCGGTTGAACGCCCTGATCCCGCCGGACCTGGTGGGCCAGTTCCGTGTGTTCGCCGGTGTCATTCAGTTCATTCTGTAGGGAGGCATGAGTATGGCAGACACCACTGTGAACAACGCCGCCTCCACCCCCATGCGGGTGCGGGGGCGCGTTTACGTCCGCGCCGGCGGCCAAATGCTGGCCATGGCCTCGGACGTGGAATCGACCATCAAGTACGGCGGCGTCAAACGCGAGCCCGTGGTGCTGGTCGACAAGACGGTCCGCAGCCGTGAGCAACTTATGCCGGGGTCCGTCGAGACTACCATCATCATGTTGCCCGGCATGACCATGAAGCAGATCAACGACATGGAAAACGTCACCGTCACCGTGGAGGGTGATGACGGTTACACCGCCACGCTGGCCAACGCATTCAGCGAGGGCGATGTGGCCGCGAACCAAAAGGGCGAAATAAAGGTGGTCTTCTACGGCGGGACCGTCGACGAGACGAACGGAGCGGCCAAATGAGCGAGAACAACCCGGTCGGGCTCGCTGAGCCCGGCTATACCGACGTGCCCCTTAGCCGGCCCATCATGGTTGGCGGCGAGAAGAAAACCCATCTGCGGCTCAAGGAGCCCACCTTGGCCCAGGCCGAGTTCCTGGACAAAATCCGTTTCAAGATCGGCCAGGCGGGCGATTACGAGTTCCTCAACCTGGGGACCACCGTTACCAATGCGGCTGTGCACCTGGGCGGCCTGACCCACAACGAGGCCCTGCAAATCAAGTCCAGGGACTGCATACCGATCTGGGTGGCGGTCATGGGTTTTCTGATCGCCTCCGACCAGACTGGCGCGACGCCGTCGCAGTAGTGGCGGAACGCTTCGGTCGGGCGGGGGTGTGGGAAATGACGGCCAGGGAGCTGCAATGGTGGCTTGATCGGGCCGCCTGGTTAAACGAGCAACGCAAGCAAACCTAAGAAAAGGCGGCGGCGCATGGCCAACAACGA